GCCACACCGATGCTAGACTTTGCGACTCTGTTGTTGACATTGCAGTTTGCTGCAATTTTTGATGCCGGAAAGCGAATTCTCGCGAGGGATTACGAATCCCAGGTGAGGTACACCGTCCCTTCGTTGGCACAGGATCTTAATAAGATCCTGCCGGCCAGCCTCGTAGACATTGATCTTGTCTATATCTTCGGGGCTAGTCGAGCCAAAACAATCAATAAGAAGAAGCTGAAGTTGCACCAAGGTTGTGCAACGCTAAAGAGCTTATACCGTGCATACCCACGTGAGGTTACTCGGTATATTTCAGCTGTATTCGGACTGCCATCGAGGCTCAATCCAGAACAGGTGAAGGAAATAGAGTATTTCTGCACTTGTAACAATTCCCGGGTCAGTATTGCTGCCCAGTCAGTTGTTTGTTCTGTGATTGTTGCGTCGAAAGGAAATTTCAAACCAGAAAAGGTTCTGGAGTTGAAATCCCATTGTATCGGGTATATGTTACAGGAAGGTTGTGATAAATTCACAGCGAGGTGGAAGTCAATGACTAACCGCATCCAAAACACATACTTCGACACGCAGATAGAGAATGCTCCAAGAATAGGGGTAGATGAGACACTCAGAGAGTCTGAACTTCTCAACTACATCTACGATTGTAGTGATTCGTTTAATCGGTGGGTTTCGGAATTACCGAATGAAGAGGAACTTTGGTGGATTGCACATGTGTGCCAGACCAGAATGTTACCTCAACCTACCTTGAAAAAGAAGCTGGAGAAAACCGAAGAATTCTTTCGTGGAATAACCACAAAGGTAGACTTCGATCCTGAAACGATTGAATCGATCAGGAAACTTGGCGATCTTGTCGCGAAGCGTTATCGACAGCGTCTCAAAAAGATCGGAAGTAAAACCCCAAAAGAAACACACCTGTCCTTGACAGGCGGCTCTTGCTGGGAAAATACTCGATCAAAAGGAGGCAAATGGAAGACGCTAGATGAACAGTCAGAATTTACTGCATTCATTAGATCGTCTCCAAGAGCCTTGAAGTTCCATTCAGACGAAATACATTATTTCGACCGGTTTGGAAATAAGATTTGCACGGTACAAGACGGTGACAAAGAGCTTTGGGCTACTGCCTATCTCTCTGACCGTACTTTGCCGGGTAAATTGGGTGATCACATTAGGGTGGGTTGGCTACTTGACAATGACTTGGCATCAGGGTTTGATGCAAGGATTGGGAAGTTGCTTTTCCTTTGGGCATATTCGAAGTACGACCAATGGTTAGCTTCGGGTAAGCCCTTACCTAAGGTGAAGACAATGGTAGTGATAGAGCCAGGCGGAAAGATCCGTCCTGTTACAAGTGGGGAAACATGGCTTTACATATTTCTCACACCTGCAAGTCACTACATTAAAGACGTACTCATGACCTTGCCAGGTGCGCATGTTGGTCTTGCCGACACGCATCACCTGTATAGGTTTGGAGCATCGTATGAGAGGCACTTTGCCTCCTTACCGTATGTTCCAG